TGCAACAGTTGTAAAATCTCCACCAAAATCTAATATACAAACAGAATCTAAATTTGCTGAAGCAGCAGATCCACTTGATTGATATATTTGTGCACATCTTGCGGTTATAGTTGCTGTGGTAAATGATGTATCGTTAAAATCTATAAAAGCAGTTGTTGCCGAAGCACCGCCAGTCACACCAGCATTAACTAAAGTGTTACCACCACTAGTATAACCAGTACCACTAACTTCGTTCGTGGTATTAAATTGTGTAGGGTCAGATGCTGTTCTAGTTTTAGATGAAGTAAACAAAGCTAATTTATAAACGTCTCCACCTGATTGAAAATTGTGGTTGCCTTTTAACAACTGGTCTTTAAAAACATTACTAATTACATTAGCCATATATTACTCCTTAAGGGTTTTCAGATGGAATAGTTATTCTAGGCATTCCATCTCTATATTCGTCTCTTCTTCTTCGCCCCATTTGTTCACCAACAAATGGTTGTAAAGTTTGTTTATAGTAGGCTTCGTACATTTGAACCATTTGTGGGTTTTTTAAAAATTTAAAAGCTTCTACGAGGCAGGCATAAAGCAACATTTCCGGTGCGTTATTACTAACCCAAGTAGTTGTGTTACTTGAAGAAAGTCCTGTGGGTAGCGCGTTATACGCTAGTTCAATAGTATATGCTGCTTCTGGTGCTGGAGCAAGTAATATTGTATCATGGTCCCAATTAGCATAGTACTTAGGAACTCCAGTAGTAGCTCTACTTGGAGCGTATTCTTGAAGCCAAGAAGAATCTTTTTTAATTAAAGTAATTCTTTGATTTTGAGTTAAAGTAGAATTGGTTAAAGAACTAGCTGCTTGGTATAATTGTATCCATCTAACAAATTCAAAATCATTAGGAATTTGTCCAGGCATACTAATAAAAGGATCGTCCGTCGTTAAAGGAGTTGTTGCGTGTTTTTTAAAAACATCTAAATCTGCATTTCTAAATATTTTTAATTCTGAATGTTTAATAAAATCATTAATAATAGTGTCTGTTAAAACATTACTATCTGTTTCAGTGTAATCTAATATCTGTTGTTTTAATTCTGCGTATGTACTCATGCTACTATTGTTACCGGACCAGCGTAAGCGCGGAAACCTCCTCCATTTATATTACCTGTTGTGGCAGTATCTGTTGCTACTGTAAACGTATATGTATCTGTATCTGACACTGTTATTGTGTAACCAGCAGTCCTATTTATATTTGTTGCTGTAATACCGTCAAAACTTTGAGCAGAGTAGAATCTTACTGTATCTGAAGTAGATCTACCGTGACCTGCTTCCGTTACTGTTATAGCACTTGTGCCAGCAGTTCCGGTTTTAAAAGAATTTGTTTTTAATAAATTTGGTGTAGCATTTTCTATTCTATCCGGCTTAGCGTCAGCTAAAGCAATAGAATCTGCTTTATGATCTCGTCTTTCAATTTGTGGGTGTTTACCTTCAAACTCACTTTTGTGTACTAAAGAACCATTCCATTCTTTAATCATCTCTTGATAAGGAAAAGCCATTCCGCTTCTATCAGAAATTGCTTTTGATTTTTTACCTGCTGCAAAATTAGCCATTATAATATATTCTCGGAGTTAAGTGAGTACTAGTAGAAGAACCGTCTTCTGTTAGTGCTCTGTTAAATTCATCTTCATACAACATTTTATTTTGTTGTACTAATTGTGGATTATATTTTTGTGCTAAATAATATGCTAGTCCTGATAACATACAAGGTACAAATCTATATGGTAAGTCCGTTGCATTAGTAAAATCACCTACGTCTTCTATTCTTTTTATGTAATAAAGATGTAAATCAGAAGCAGCGGTAGTTGAGTCAGGAACTGGATAAACTGTTAAAGTAACTCTATCTATAAATCTTTGCACATAGTATTGAGTAGGTTGTCCAGCTGTAAGTTTATTAGCTAAAGCAGAATAGGTTGATCTATCTATTTTAGACATTGCCGTATCTGATTGATTACTTGCGGTGCGGTTAGTTCTAAAAGTTGCTTCTAAAATGTCATCCATTCCAAAAATAGTAGAATCAATTTGATTAGTAGTTGCCTGTGCACGATTAGTATCAGAAGTGTCATCTGCCGCACTTCTAAAAAAATGATATTCAGCTTGATTTTCTACTAAATCAATATTGGTTTCTTTAAGTTCCCAATAATGTAAACCTCTATTTGACCATTCTTGAAACATTATATTTAAAGAACGTCGAGCGGATTTAAGTTGATAACCGGTTACATCATCTATACCAACACGTTGATATGCTTCTTCTATAATTTCTTCTATAGAAAAAGAACTTTCGAACGTTGCTGTTCCTGAAGTAGTGTTTGGCATATGCTACTCCTATTAATAATTTTTAAGCCACTCACATGTAATGGTTGCACTATCGTTAGCAGAGCAAGCAGGCATTACAATTAAAACGTCACCAGTAAAATTGGTAGCTTGATTATTTTTAATACCACCAATAGAGCTATAGTCTAGATAACCATCTCCTTCTACTGTTAGAAAAGTTGCATCAGTGTCTGCATCCCACATCAATTTAACAGCATCTACTTTTGCTGTCATTGATACGCTATACCATATTTTGTTTAAAGTAACGCTAGTACATGCTGTTCCATTTGAATGATTATTAGCTGATGCGTCTACATCTATTATTTTTGTTGAAGCACCAGAACTATCTGAAACATTATTATAGTGAGTTATTAATTTTTTATCACCAGTAAATAAAACCTGATTTAATACTACGTCTGCCATTTTGTTTTTCTCCTACTGAAAAGTAGGGGACATTACTCCCCTACTTAGAGTTAATTAATCTTATTCAAAGATATTTCTACTTATAGATTGATAATGTACGCCAAGAACTTCAGCCGCAGCCGCTCCATTTTCAATACCAATATACGGTATTAAGTTTACGTCATTAGTCATAGCTCCTGATTTAGCAGTTCCCTCTGTAACCGCAGTTCCACCAGTGCTACCAGAAGTAGCTGTAACATTATACTGAACACCATTAACAAATATTTCCATTTTTCTATCAGAATCAAATTTAATTCTGAAATGGTATATCGTATCTGCTGCTACAGCTATTGGTAATGCAGAGATAAAATCCGTACCACCAACTGAATGAACAAAATGCCAGTTTGCATGAGTTGTAACCGCTGTACCATTTGTCGCATCTGATTGATAAATAAAGTATGCTTGATCTGTATCAGTTGCTATTAGATGAACATTAGTTTTTTTTAAACCAGCCCAAACTTTTTGGTTATCTGTAGCCGCTAAACTAATAGCACATTCCCATTCAGTTTGATTTTCTGTTCCCCATTTAGTTCCGCTCCATGCAGTTTGATTAGTATCTAAATGTGGTAGCAAAATAGCTGAATCTTGGTCAGCTGTTGCTGTTGTCATTAAAATACCACCTTTTGTAGCAGAAAAAGTAGTTAAAGCAGTAGTATAGTTAGTACCTAATGTTTCAAAGTTTTTGTTTGCCGCTTGAGTTATTGCTAAAGCAGAAGCAGAATCAGCGTCTGGATCAATAATATTGATCGCATTAAGACCAGGTCTTTGATAAAAGTTTTCTTCTAAGCAGTATCTGTCCCAACGCTTAACGCTGTCCATTCTACCAAAGTCAGTAACAACGCCTGTTGTTAAGTTTTTTTCGACCGGTCTAAATCCATTTTCAGATCTAACCGGGCCGCTAAAGGTTGAATTACCCATAATTTATTCTCCGTTTTCCGTTAATATAGTTCTGAGAAAATCTACTGCACGAGTCTATATTAACTGTTTATATATATGCAGTGAGTTAATTATACGCTTTTAAATAAGAATATGCAAATAAAAAGGGGCCCGAAGGCCCCTTAATATCTTAGTCTTAATCTAATGATTAAGCACCTGGAGATCCGAAGATTCCACGAGGGTCAGAAAAGCCGAAGCTGTATCTTTCTCTCGCTTTATATCTAACGTTTCCTGTTTCGAAGTCGCCTTCCATAGCAGTTTTTAATCCTGCTCTTTGGAACATCTTCAATCCATTAGGAACATCTGTCTTAATGAAAAATGCGTCTGTGTCAGTTAAGTAGTTATTTACTACATAACCACCAGAAATCATACCTTTAGATACGATTGCATTGATGTCATTATCAGCAGTTCCAACACGTTGTGCAGTCTTCATCAGTCTTTCAGCTGTAAATTGTAGCTCAGAAGGAATAATCATTTTTACTCCTCTTGCTGCAATTTTCAGACCACGCTCATCAGTAAAAGCAGCAATGTCAATCATTGCTTGCTCTAAAGATGTTTCGTTTAGGTCTGCAGAAGTAGCTAATTCATTACTAACTGTACCCGAAATTGTAGGGTGGTTAGTAGCGCAAAGCTCTTTTCCGTCGCCGCCTGTAAAGTTAGAATCAAAAGCATTGTTTAATACGTTCGCTGCTTTGATCTGCTTAGTGTTAGCCATAGATCTTGCTAGTGCTTTAGTATAACGCTTAGCGATACTATCATACAAGTTATCTTCAACAGCTTCTTCTGTAATAGAAAAAGCGAGAGCAATTGTCTCGTGAGTATAACGTGCAGTATAAGTTTCTTGTGCGTTATCGTAAGTCACAGCAGAACCTTCTGATTTTACTGATGCGTTTGCGAAACCAGATAACATTACTTCTTCTTCAAAAGCTCTGTCACTGTTTTCAGTGTCGAAAATCTCCGTGTGTTGATTTTCGTAGTTTTTGTACTCAAGTCCAAATAATGCATTTAGACCTGGCTCTAGCTCTTTTGCTAGTTGTGATCTTGATATAGCCATGTTTTATGTCCTCCTGCTATTAATTAGCGTATGAATGTTCTTTTATAAGAACTCGATAAACAATATTGTCTGAGCCTACTTCACTTCTTTCAGGATCTTTTCCGAACCCGATAATAGTTAAGTTAGCGCCAGAACCAATATCACTTGAATCTAATTCATATATTGAAACACCTGTTGCTGTTGAACCTTGTCCTGGAGCCATGTCGGCTGTTTGGCCGATGTCAGCTGCTTCTGATTCACCATCACCTTGTACTTCAAATACTTGGTAAGGGTTATCATACACAAAGACTTTTCCGGTCGTGGATGCTGGTTGTTGGTTTGAGAAAATTGGTTTTCCTGTTGCGTCATCGTATTGCGCACCCCAAAAAACTCCTAGAATCGCTGCGTCTGCTGTACCTTGGACTAATAGTCCACTTGCAAATTTCACTGCGTCTCCTTGAAATATAACATCGTTACCCATGCTATATTCACCGAGTTTACCTGGATGGGCGCCGCCGATTGTATCAACTGGGTTAAAACCAAATGGGGCGTCTATATTTGCCATATGTTTTATCCTCCTTTAAGGATTAGTTGTTTAAATCGATGGGTATAAAAAAAGATTATTCTTTTTTTGAGCCACCTAAAGTTACACGAGCCTGCCGCTCTTGATTGATTGGCATGCTTGGATGCTGTTCCTTCAAAACATCGTTTTCTAAAGCCTCATTACGATCTTGGTTTACTTTATTAAAGTAAGCCTCACGTGACTTTGCGAGTTCTTCTGGTATCCTAGCCAGCAATAGGCCACCGACCCCGATCACTCCTGCATGTTGGCCTTTTTCTTGAGTTGGATACACTGATCCCGGATATTCATCGGCTCTCACCAAATCCCAACCAGATCTTATTTTGCCGGCCATGTTCTTTGTATCATCAAAGCCCATGCTTTCAGCACGTATCCACCTATGTCTAAAACCATCTGGCGCAGGTGGTGCATCCAGAGAAGATGGGGGAGCCCAAACTTTAGGTTTTTCATCTTTAACCCTAGTTTCGCTCACGCGGGAAGTTTTAACAGTAGTATTAGTTTCTGTTTTTTTAGTCATATGCTTATACCTCCTTTAGCGATAATTGTTTCGCATACTCTTCGAGTGGCACACCTAATCTTTTAGAAATTGCTACCTGTGAAGGTGTGAGTTTCACGGTTTTTCTGCGTCCTTTATTTGCGGCCGGACGACGGGCACTTGCTACATTCTGCACGGGTGCAGTTGTAGATTCCTCTACTTTAGCAAATTTGTTGGGAAATGCAAC